TTGGCTGTTTCGCACCTTCCCACTCTTTGACTGACTCCGACTTCCAGCGGTTTGGGTTACCAGGAAAATCAGGAGCAGGGAACGGCTTCGCAAAACCCCGCGGCATAGTTTCTGTGCTTTGCCATGACCAAAGGGTTTTACGTGAGATTTTGTATCGACTGGTCAGGTCTGACGTCAGCAAAATATCATCCATCGTTTTTCTCCAATGGCCCGTACTGGGCCATTTATAAAAGTAATATCAACTCACCTGACCCGGCAGCGCTCGCAATCTGCGCATGCCTGTCATCGCCGTGGCCACGTAACTCGCCTTGCGGTTCACTACCTCCACCCAGACCTTCACACCTTCAACTCTCACCGTGTACGTTTCCTTCATCTTGCTGCGTCCGTAGTCGCCGTAGCGTTCGTGATGAGTGGCCAGCGCGATGTCGCATGCCTGACGCGCTAACGGAGACTGCTGATTGGCTCGGTTAATTAGTCGCATTACATCTCCTTAGTGGGAGGGCGGACCCTCCCAACTCAGTTAGCCAACGTATTCCGGTTTCATATCCGACAGGGTGATGCTGAACTGATCGTGCAGTTCGTCGCCCATATGACGCTTATTTGCTGCCAGCACTCGCTCGACTTCAACGAATCGCTCCGCTGCATCCGGTTCATCAGGAGACGGTAGGGAGTTGATTGCGGCCTCAACCTTGTTGCGTGAATCAACCAAGTAATAACGTTTGACCGCTTTGTTCTTCAGCTCAGTGAATAGGGCGGAACCGAGAGTGGCTTTCGCGCTTTCGATATCAGCGCGCAGTGCTTTGGCGCTGTCCACATCCTGCGCAGCATCGATGCGCTCGCGGAAATCATCGGCCAGAGAGTCGATATTTACTGTTTTTTCTTGTGCGCTCTGCGTGGTTGTGACGGTGTCACCTGAAATTTCAGACAGGTTAACGTGTTGAACCGGAGCAGGGTTAACTTCTCGCTCTTCACGGCGATCATCCAGTTCATCAGGGGTATACACGCCGAGAATTACATCTGGGCAGAACAGTCTTGCCCAGCGTTTCACTGCGAGATAAGCGAGTTGCTGGCGAGGGTCGTCAGCCCAAAGCGTTGAATTACGAGTCCTGGCCTGTGCCAGCAGTAGGTCAAGTTCCCTCGGTTGATCTTCACCTTTCAGCGTTGCGCGGATAATGATGCCAATGCCTGTTTCGTCAGCAAGAGTCCAGCCAGGAACACGGTATTCCCCTTTGTCGCCTTTACGAATCTGGAATTTCCCGACTACTTTTTCCCATGGCCCGTACCACTCATATTCAAAGCGGTTTGCCAGCACGCCGCTGCGTGAAATAACGGCATTTACCAGTTGCGCTTCGTATCCGAGAACGCCGTTAATCAGGTGCGTTTTCTGCGCTACGGCAAAGGGATTCATTTGCCATTGTGCCGCCTGCATCGCTACTGCCATGCAGTCAGCCTGATTTCCCTGCAGGTGTCTGGGGACTGTCGCCGCACCCTGCGCCATAATTTGAGCAAACGCGCTGATGGCGTTCAGATACTGGGAATCAAACAGGGCCACGTTGGAGTTAATTACGGCGTTCTGGTCAGCTACAGTTACGTTAGTGTTTTGCATCTTCATTCCCCTTATGCCTGAGTACGCAGCGCTTCAAGGCGGCGCAGGTCGAAGTCGTTCAGTTCGTCGGTGTAATCAGCGGTGATCGGCGCTGGCCACTCGCCAGTGTCAAAGCCGGTAGCGATGGCGCGCATCGCCTTGCGGTACTCGAGCATGCCCAGTTCCAGCAGTTCGGCGGATGCCTCGATGATGGCGATCCAGTGGTAGTTCTCGTCTTTGTTGACGAAAATCCAGAAGAACTGGTCCAGTGCTGCGGTCTCGCAATACATTGCCGCGCTCAGGTGGTAGTCACGGTCGATGATTTCGCGGTGCAGTTTGGCGCGCAGGCCTTCCTGCTTAATGTTCCACATGCTAATGGTTTTCAGGTCGGCGCCGATGCGCACCCCGTCAAGGTCGATTTCCAGATCCGGGCGCACACGGACTTCCAGACCGGTTTCGTCGTCGAAGCCAAAGTAGCTGACTTCTACTGCGCGGCTCGGGTGTGTCAGCAATTTGCCCGCGGTCGGGTGCTCGAGCAGGGCTTTCTGAATGCTCAGTGCAGTGCTCAGTTGCTGGCGGGTGACCAGCACTTTCCCATGCGGATTCTCTCGCCACGCATCCAACAGCTCGTCGGCGAAGACGGCGTTCGGGTTAACAGACTTTACGGCCTGAATCAGATCTGCTTTGGTACCGGACACTTTAAGCGGCGCCTGCTTCTGCACTTCCTGTGCAACAAGGTCAGGATTGATGATTGCCAACTGCTCGAGTAATGCATCGCGGCTACCGCTGGTTTTCACCTGTGCAGGCAGAGTGGCGTTGTATTCTTTGATGCAGGCTTTCATCGCCGCAGCGGTCTGTTTCTGATCTGCTTCGATACGCTGGTACTCTTCGGGCAGCGACATATAGCTCTGGCCGGTTTCCTCGGCTGAAGCACCCAGCGGCACCTGTGCAGGCAGAGTGGCGTTGTATTCCTCTAGCAAAGCTTTGATATCGTCTGCGCTCAATTGCGCTGGCAGACTGGCGTTGTACTCATCAATAAACGCGCGGATCGTTGCCATGGTGGTAAATGCGCCTTCCGGAATTATGGGTTCAACGCTAAATTCTTCATCGAGCTGCTCTGGCTGAAACGCCAGCGCATGCACCAGGTTACCCATGTCCAGAACAGGAGAGCGTTCTTTGATAATGGTTTTCTCGGGGTAAGAAGTACGCTAAGGACAAGCAGGTTGCGCGATGTGGTAATGCTGTTCCGCCGCCATTTGCAGAAGCATTAGTACGGGTTAATTTACCGGAGCTTTGTCAGCAGAAAGAAATCGCAGCTTAATGTCCGATTTTCAGAACAGTGCGTAACAAATCCTGCTACTTCAATGACGTAGATTCAAACTTGATATAATTATGCTCTTCACAACACGAGGAGCCTAAAATGCACCATTACATGATCCCTATCAACGGAACTGTTCACCTGATCAAGACTGACTCTCTAATCCCTGAAGGGACTGAGTATAGCTTTGAAGGAGAAAGTCTAATCTGCGCTCATGCCACTTTTAAATCTGGGACGTATGGCTTCCTGATACCAAAGGGAAATCAGTTGAATAGAGAGCATGCGTTCTGGCATGTAATTGGAATTCACCCTAACCCCCTGGAAATGGATAAACCGTAATCCATAATATGCATGTCATCCTCCTGTACACTCGATGGCATGCATCTTGCACTTTAACGGGAATGTTAAAGTGAAAAATACAATTTGAGCAATATTCAACCTGTCACAGATGGCGAACACCACCGCCATTTCGTGCATTCTGCTGTTTCTGTTACCCATTGCACTAATGCTATCCAATCACCGCTCGCTGAGGCGCTGGTGAGCGCGAACCTGCCGGAGCTATGACAGTCGAAACAAATCGCGACATAACATATAATCCCTTTCAATATAAAGAGAGGGATTATATGAAATTTTCTAGGATGATTGCTGGGACTGTATTTTCTGTGATGTTATCTGGCTGCGCTGCAGTACAGTACAACGACGGTGAGAAGGTTAGTATCCAGTCTGATGGCTGGTACGGACTCGATAGCCTTCATGAGACAGCTGTTAAAGCGTGTAGCCAATATGGTAAAACGAGAGCTACTTATCTTCATAGCGCAAATATGAATCCAAATTTACCCGCGGGGAGTGGTGTTCAGAATACATTCTGGAAATGCGAGCCTTAGATTTGTGAACTTTCAGCATCGCAGCAAAATCGAAAGAAGAGCAGGACAAGTTAAACGTTGACCAGGCTACATAGAAATAGCAGAAGCTAACATTAAATAGGGAATTTGAATGGAACTGTGGGTTGGTTCAATGATCGGTGGCGTAATCGGGGCAGTAATGGGCCATGGCGCAAATCACTTTATTGCGTGGTTTAAAGAAAATAAACAGTCCAGTCCAGAAAGAAAATTCATTTGTGCAGAACTAGTCTTCCTTCTTGAAAATTATGCTGTTAAGTGTGCTGAGGTTGTTCAGGATGATGGCGAACCTAATGGCGATCAAGGTGAGTATGACACGACATCAAAAATTCCTGACAAAATTGATTACTCGTTAGTTAAGGGAAACTGGAAGTCACTAAAATCAAAGACAATGTACGAAATATGTAGCCTTCCAATGAAACAAAATGAGGCTATGAAAGCCATTAATTTCGCTGGTGAATACATGTCGTCTCCTCCAGATCATCGAGAGTTTTTTGAAGAGAGACAATTCCAATTTGCCTTACTTGGGTTAAAAGCTGCTGAGATTGCTTCTGGAATCCGCAAAGAGAATGGCTTCCCTGATACAGAACTGGCATCGTGGGTGATCCCCGCACTTGAGGAAAGGCTTCATAAAATCAAAACCAAAAGGCTAAAATATCAAGACGAAGAAGACCTTTGATTTTCCATAATCAACCCTCCATAATTGAATCTGTCAGTCTGAGCAACTGACAACCTTATGCGCCACGGAGAGTAACATGGCGCAGTTACAATTAATCAAGCATTCCTCAGGAATCCTGATCCCCGCTACGCCGGAGACCAGCGATATTCTGCAATCAAAAATCAAACTTGGTGCCGTACTGGTAGCCGAGTTTCGTCAGGTGAGGAATCCCGCATTCCATCGCCGTTTTTTTGCGCTCCTGAATCTCGGGTTTGAATACTGGGAACCTACTGGTGGCGCGATATCCAGCAATGAACGTAAGCTCGTAAATGGATATGCTAAATTCCTCGCGGCATTTGGTGGAAACGAAGGCGCACTGCTGGATGCTGCCGAGCGGTATCTGGAGCAGGTAGCCAGTCGCCGAATTACCAATGGGATCAGCCTGTGTAAATCCTTTGACGCGTACCGTGCCTGGGTAATTGTCGAGGCCGGCCACTACGACGCAATTCAACTACCTGACGGAACTCTTCGTAAACACCCCCGCAGTATAGCTTTCGCCAACATGGACGAAACCGAGTTCCAGCAGTTGTACAAAGCCGCGCTTGATGTTCTGTGGCGCTGGGTATTGTCCCGGGCATTCAAGACTCAGCGAGAAGCGGAAAACGCCGCTGCGCAGCTTATGAGCTTTGCGGGGTGATGCGATGAAATTTTCCTGGTTCCACCATCACGAATGCACAACCGAGCAGGCCGACGAACTTATTGCCTGTTACCGACGCCGCGGCGCCACGGTAGAACGCAGCCTGAACCGCGACAATATCACTTGGACGGTTAGCGTGCAGTTGCCGGAAAGCGAGAAAGCGCCGCGCCCTAGCCGTGTCTGGCAAAACAGGGCGTGGGGGTGAGTATGGCTAAGTTACCGCGCCGGAAGTGCGCCAACAAAGAATGCCGCCAGTGGTTCCATCCGGTGCGCGACACGCAGACTGTCTGCGGTTATGAGTGTGCCAGCGCCGTCGGGAAAGAGCAGACCAGAAAAGCCCGTGAAGATGCTCAGCGTAAGGAGTCTGCCAAACAGCGCGCCACTGAGAAGAAAGAGCGAGCAGCCTGGCGCCAGCGTAAAGCTGCGGTTAAGCCGCTAAAGCACTGGGAAGATTTAACGCAGCGTGTCGTCAATGACTATATTCGCGAGCGTGACCATGATTTGCCATGCATCAGTTGTGGGACCTTCGACACCGTCCAGTGGGAAGCCGGGCATTACCGCTCACGTGGGAAAGCGTCACATCTCCGCTATCACGAAGACAATATCAGTAAACAGTGCCACCACTGTAACGTTCAACTGTCGGGCAATCAGCAGCAGTACCGCCTTGGCCTTATAGAGAAAATTGGGGCTGAACGCGTTGAGGCGCTCGAAAACAATAACACCCCGCACCAATACACCATCGAAGAACTCGAAGCCATCAGAAAGCATTACAGCGCGCTGAGGCGACAACTCGTCAAAGCAAGGGAGGCTGCATGACATTCGAATCCTATTTTGCCGATCACCTCCGCGTTCGTTGGCAACGATTGCGCTTATATCACTTTCCCGGCTCTGTGCTGACGGACTACCGAATACTGAAGAACTACATCAAAACCATAGGCGGTGCTGTATGAACACTCAATTTCTTGAATACGTGCGCCAGCAGCTGATGGTGGCCACCGCCGATTTAAGCGGGGCGACGAAAGGGCAGTTAATGGCCTGGCTGGAGAACGCGCAGTTCGACGAGAAAACCTTTAAGCGGAAGAAGCCTCGAGTATGGGATGCTGAAAATAAGAGATGGCAGGCTCTGGACAACCCACCAATCCCCGGCAAACAGTCGCATGCCAAGGGATCGCATATTCCGCTGGTGCAGCCGGTTGAATACTCCACTGCATCGTGGCGCCGTGCACTGATGACGCTCGAAGAACACCAGAATGCCTGGCTGCTATGGAACTACAGCGAGAATGTGCGCTGGGATAATCAGGTGCTGATTACTCAGTGGGCATGGGGCGAGTTCAGGGCTCAAATGGGCACCAAGAAAGTGGCCGGAAAAACGATGGACAGGTTGAAAGCCTTAATCTGGCTGGCTGCGCAGGATGTTAAAGCAGATCTGGCCGGGATTGAGGTGTATGAATACCAAAAGCTGGCGGAGCTGGTTGGCGTGGCTAAGTCGACATGGACAGAAACCTATCTCCCACACTGGCTGGCAATGCGTAGCATCTTTACGCGGCTCGATAGCGGCGCTCTAATATCAGTAACGCGATCACGTTCACAACAAAAGGCGACAAATTTGGATGTAAGTCTTGCAAAACCGAACTGAAATGGATATATTTCGTGTAAATCTGATATTGTGCCATTGTTGTATGCACTGGCAGTAAATGAGTTTTCTAGCCTGAGGTTAACGCCTTGGGCTTTTTGCTTTATAGCGATTTAAGAATTTCTAAAACCACTCTGAGACCAGCCCCGTATAATTCCCCCATACATACAGGAGGGGATATGGATAACGGGTTTTACTGGATCCAGTTTAACGGGACTGCTCAGGTGGCATATTTTACCAATGAGATTTTTGAAGACCTGGAGACAGGTAAAACGATCACTGGAGTCTGGCATCTAACCAGAGGCGACGACATCTGCCACAACGGTGAAGCTGAGGTTCTCGAAGGGCCGTTGCAGCCACCGAAATAAAAAACACCAAACATCCAATCCCTGGCTCTCGCCGGGGATTTTTCATTTCAGGCTCACGGGAATCATCTGCTACGTGCTTTGTTGATAAATCCAGCCCGTGAAGCCTGACCCTTTTATCACACACAGCGCCATCCGAAAAATCGGAGGTGAGGCTATGACCAGAATGAGCACCATTTACAGCAGACTTTCATATGGAACAGGAACCACGCTGACCGGCTGCGGTGTATCAGCGAAGGCATATGCCGAAACAGCTAAAACAGCAAAAGAGGTGTCCTGGATGTTGGCCGACAGAATTGCAGGGTTAAGCCTGAGCGACTGGGCAATTATTGTCGGTATCGCATGCACTGTTATTACCTGTGCAGTGAACTGGTATTTCCGCTGGAAAGAACGGGAGGATCGGCGCAATGGCTATACCACCAAAGCTGAAGAGTAAACTGAGCGCAGCGGTCGTTGGTCTGATTCTTGCCGGGGCTTCCGCGCCCGTTATTCTCGATCAGTTTCTGGATGAGAAAGAGGGTAACAGCCTGACGGCGTATCGCGACGGCGGCGGGCACTGGACGATTTGCCGTGGCGCCACGATGGTTGATGGTAAGCCGGTAATACAGGGCATGAAGCTGTCAGTTGAGAAATGCGCCCAGGTAAACGCCATTGAACGCGATAAAGCGCTGGCGTGGGTTGACCGAAATATCAAAGTACCACTGACCGAACCACAGAAAGCGGGTATCGCTTCTTTCTGCCCATATAACATCGGCCCCGGTAAATGTTTCCCGTCCACGTTCTATAAGCGAATTAATGCTGGCGACCGTAAAGGTGCCTGTGAAGCCATTCGCTGGTGGATTAAAGACGGTGGCAGCGATTGTCGTCTGACCAAAGGCCAGAAGAACGGTTGTTATGGACAGGTAGAGCGACGAGATCAGGAAAGCGCGCTGGCGTGCTGGGAGATAGACCTGTGAACAGACTTCTCGTTGCTGTTGGAATTGCAGTAGTCACCATTATCGCGGTCCTCTGCATGCTGTTGGCTCGCAGCAATGCCGTGCTGACAGCGTCCGAGAGCGACAACCGGGTACTGCGCAGTGACAACGCACTACAGGCGACGGTAATAACCACCCAGGCTTTCAACTTCAACCGGTTTAGCCAGGTAGCCGAGAACGCCAATCGCCTTAACTCACTGATAGATGCCGGCACCGAGAAAACAGTGATCGAATACCGGGAGATTCTCCGACGTGAAAAAACCTGTGATATACCTGTTCCTGCTGATGTTACTAGCGGGCTGCTCAACTACGCGAACCGTTTACGTGCCAGCGCAATGCACGCCGATTCCGGGTACGCTGACGCAGCCGTTGATAGTCCCGCTGCCGCCAGCACGCTGACGTATTGCCAGGCTGTGCTCTGGATTAAGCCGCTGCTTGCTACCATTGATAAGGCTAACAATCAGCTATCAGGGATACGGGAGATAGAACGTCAGCGGCAAATACCAACGACTTTAAAATAGAGGGAAAGTTATTCCCATGTGAATTTTGTCGTTTGCGTGTTGAAAGTTATAGTAGCTTGGCACCAGTTTTTCCCAGTAAGAACTTTTTCAATGCAATGTGTGGCGTAAAGATCATCTGGTGGAGTGAAAGATGTATATTCGCTTTCGCTGGTTAACTTGAAGTCATGTATAGATGCTATTGCCGTGCGTCCTTCACTATCGATGTTACGGTAGCAGGAAATTCTCGCTTCATAAAATTCGTCTGGCAAACCTTCTAACATACATCCGGTAGCCCACTGGAGGAGCTGTTCAGTGGAATGCTCTTTTGGTTCTTCGGAAGTTTCTTGCTGATTAGCGATTAGTTTCTTGAGGGTATCGATGAAAGAAAACATATTAACTCCATATTGTTAATACCAATAACATATCATTTATGAGCTGACACCATCGTAATGGTGTAACTGCATCAGATGCAGGGGCAGGTTTTAATGGTCGGTAGGCCAGTAATGACTCGGGCTTCGTTATCAGCTGTGTCAAAGCTTGTGGTGCAAAGCTTTTGGTAGCGGCCTGTGGTGAAGCCAGCTTTTTGCGTCGAACTCAGCAGAGGATTAATTGTTTTACACTTGGCTCTATGAATCCGCGTAAAACGGGCATCACTTTTAGTGTTCCGCCCACTGGTATTTTTTAAAGCATTCACGACAAATCCGTCAGGATTGTTGAGCAGCCACTCACGATAAGCCAATTCACTATCTGAGTGATAATCACTTCTGAATATTTTGAAGGCCATATTATATCTCCATGTAGTTTATGGTGATGAATATATAGCAAGGTATCCATATGGCAAAACCGGACTGGGGCGTGCTTCAGCAACGGTTCCTTATTTGTTAACTGAAAATATCAGCCGGTAAAGGATATCACTGATTGTTGTTTTCACTTTGAGATAGAAACGAAACCATCTCAAAAGAACCACTGAACTTCGACAATACACCTGTTTACAGCATTCGGCTCTGTTCAATAGGTAAAAATATCTAAACTTCACTGATAAATTGTCGATATCTATACTTTCACTGCACGAAATCAGACAATCCGGTATCAGGGGCAGTTCTGGAGACTGAATACAGCAACGGATGTTCCGTTCACGACCCGCGGAACGGATGCCATAAGCTGGGCAGAGGATGTTAATCATCTGGTCCTGATGGACGCTGACATGCTGCGTCAGGAACTGGCACTACCGGATGGAGCCTGGCTGGTAGGACTGGGTGATTTGACGCTGGGTGAGATACTGGCTCAGAAAATCTTCATTATTGTCATTACCGGACAGTCGAATGCAGTCGGTGCAAATAGTGGAGGGCCTAATCCGGCAAGCGATAAAATCGTTATCTGGGATGGTGCAACGGGCGACTGGGGAGGCAGTGATTATACCCGTCCACCGCTGTCACGCTCCAGTCCGAACGGGAACGGCGGCAACAACAATATTGCGCTGGCATTTGCACATCGCCTTGTGGATGAGTTTAAGGCAGAAAAGGTGTTCATCATCTATGATGCGGCAGGTGGGCGTTCCATTGAGGACTGGACAGGGGATGGGGTTAACTCAGTCCGCTACGCAGCGATAAAAGGCAAGGTTGAAGCGGCGCTGGCCTCACCGGAAATTGTCGCCACAGGGAAGACGAGAGTCGATATGGTTGTCTTTGCGCAAGGGGAAGCTAACGGACTGACAGATACCATTACGGATTACCGCAGCAAGCTTGCCACGCTGGACAGGCAGTTTCGTGCTGAAAGCTGGATGTCTGATACCACACCGATGTTTATCATGGGTATGAGCGGATTACACATGCGCTACCAGGTCTGGCAGGCGCAACTGGATTATTGTGAAAACCACAACCGCAACTGCATTTATGTGAACTCTGCAGGACTAAAGACACAATACGACGTTGATGGTGCGGGAGATTACACGCACTGGCTGGGTACATCCCTTTGGGAACATGGCTATTATCGAATCTGGCAAGCACTGCATGAACGCGGGGTCACACACCGCCATACTCTTGCAGCGTTCTCTGCCCGGGGGGCGGGTCCGTGGAGTGGTGAGGCCATCGCGCTGGCAAAATTTTCGAGCCTGGTAAGTGCAGGCTCCACGACGGGTGATTTTCCGGCGAACGGCCCTGCTGCGTCGCACGCGATTCACTGGGGATACCAGTGTCAAGCGACAAACTATTCTTTGGCTGGCGGCTATCAGAACATGATGGATACTGGCGCTAATTATTCTGTTTCCTGGGGACGCCTGAACACGTTCAGTGCAGTCGCGCAGTACTCATCTGCATTTGGATATGGCAACACGATTAATGCGCCTTATGCCTTTGCTGCTGGGCGAGGACATACTATAGCGGATCCGTATTGCGCGGCTCTCGGGTCTTTTTCTGAATACAAAACCTCACTCGAAGACCCAGTGCGTTTTCAAGTGGGGACAGGAAAATCGGAAACCTTACCTAAAACCGGCTTTGCCGTCTTTGAATCAGGGCGCGCTCTGTTTTCAGGTAAAATCGATTTCAGGACAGACAATGCTTTCTCTGTTGGAACGCCAGGCGCCCGCGCGTCAGTTATCTATGCGGGTACTGCTGCAATCAACACCTCTGATATAACGACGAAAAAATTACGTGGAGTGTTAACCGATGCTGAATTACGGGCATGGGCTAAAGTGCCGCCGACAATTTATCAGATACTGGAATCACTGAATGAAAAAGGTGAGGACGCGCGGCTACACGCAGGGCTGATTGCACAGGATATTGCTACGGCGTTTGAATCTGAGGGGCTGGATCCGCGCCGTTACGCGTTGTTCTGTGAAGACGAAATATTCGAAGAAGTATTCGAACCTCAAATCAGGACTGTTTCACGTCAGAAGCGTGGGCCGGGAGTTATCAGGGAGTCCGGTATTGTTGACGGCGTAGAAGTTACGGTCGAGCGTAGAGTCGAAGACGCGCTTCAGTACAAGCTTGTTAATGATGAGTTCGTGCCCGAGATTGAAGAAGTGGAAGAGACTGTGATGATTCCGGTTCGAAAGTCAGCCGGAATACGCCTCGGGCTGCGTTATACAGAATGCCTTATTTTTGAAGCGGCTTATCAGCGCTCTGTCAGCACTAAGCTGGCGGCTCGCCTTGATGAGCTTGAGATAGGGAGGGCGTCCTTAAATCAGTAA